CACCCGACATCAACATTGAAAGATCGGCGACAGTCCCTACGGGGTCTGTGGCGATAGCTTCTTTCCAGCCTTCTTCAGTAAAATAGCGCGCATAATGGCCGCCTGCTACTTCAGCCGCTTGTTGGGCTTTGGCTGCAGCGTCAGGATCTTCCATTGAAGCCAAATAGGCAAACGCCGACGACGGCAATACCTTTTCCGCCCCCGCGCGCAACGCCCCGTAGCCTACCCGGCTGACTGATTCCAGTGTGTCTAGCGCATTGGCCGGGTTCAGCATAGATAGAGTTTCAGCGCCGTATTTATACGCGCTTGATGGAATGTTGGTAACACCTTCCATCAGAGCCTCGGGCCATGTCCGCCGTTCAGTCGGAATGCCTTCATCTAACATCGCTGGCGCAGGTTCTGCGGGCGTAAACCCGGTAGCGCCAAACTGTTTGGCCAGAGCGCCGTAATCGGTCGTAGGCGTCTGCGGCGCAAAAGATACTTCGCCTGTCGCGCCTTTAGCGCCAAACTTCCGGGCTATATCCGCATAATCCACCATTAGCGTTTACCTAACGTCATGCGCTGGACATAAGATAAAAATTCAGCCGCTTGTTTGCGGGTGCCAAATCTATGCACGCCGCCGTCTGGATCAGGCACAGTAAACTCACCTTCCGGCGTCTCTTCAACCCGAGCGCGAATCATTGTCTCTTGCGTCATGCCGCTTTTATCGAAGGGGTTGATATATTGAGACCCCAAAAGCCGTGTTGCGTTACGTTTAATACCTCTATAAGCCGCCAAGCGTTCCCCGATAGTAAGATTAGGATTGCCAATATCAGCGGCCTGCTTTTCAAATCGGTCCGCCTCAGACGCAGCGACGCCCGCCGTAGCCAATCTGTTGCCAGCAAACGCTTGCGTAAGATCAGCGCTAACGCGTTTTAGTTCAGTATCCGCTTGCGCTGCCGCGCTGTTTGCGCCGAACATACGGCCTATGTCCGTGCCTTTTGCGCTCAACATGCCGCTTGATGCGCGGGACAACAGAGGCTCAACAATATCAACGCCCGTATCAGGGTTATAGCCCCCGGCCTGAAGAACCTGCTGCATAACATCTTGCCGCCCGCGTTCGGTCGAACCAAGCGGAGCCGTAGGCGTAGGTTCCGCGCTTACCCGTCCGCGAATACCGACCATGCCTTGAGGCGCAGCGGGCGCAGTAGCTGGAGGCGCGGCAAGCGCAGGAGGCTGCGCGGCGAACGCATTTCGGGTTGGGGTAGTCCCCATATCGTTAACAAGACTACCAAAACTATTCTGACCAGGGTAAAAATATTTACCTGTACCTGTGCTTGGATCACCCACAAACATAGCGCCGGTTCCTTGCGGGCCGGGCGAAAATGAAAGTTGGCGGGGTTTTTGACCTTCAGTCCCTAAAATAGGAACGGCTGTGGGCTGCGCCACGTTTTGCGGAACGCGGACATATCGAGTATTGCCTGACGAATCAGTGACAGGGAGATCGGAATATTTAATTTCTTCCTCGCCTGTTGTGCCGCCAATTTCAGTCGCGCCTCTCTCAGGCGCAGATTTTGGTATGGCCACGATAACAGTCTTATTGCCCCGCTTTATTGTTTGATAATCAAATTGATTTACATTCTTTAATTTTTCTTGGTGTGTGGCCAACGTCGTAGAAAATGCGGACATTTGGTCAGGGTCATATACTTCAGGCGCAACAGACTGTAATTCTTCAGGAAGACTGTTTCGCCATTTGTCGAACCCGCGCCCGCCCTGTCCAAGAACTAGCGATGCGCCTTCCTGCGCGCGCGCTAACTGCGCTGCGGAGGCTTCCAAAGACGCTTTACGAGCCATCGCGGCTTCTTTTTCAGTCTCCGCGCCATATTTATCTATCTGCGCCAGCGTTAACCCTGTCCTAGATTTAATTTCGCTCTCATAGTTTCTTTGCGCGGCTTGATGTAGCGCGCGCGTATCTTGCGCCGCCTGAAGTTTCAGTGGCTCATCAAATAGGCCCGCTCCCAAAAGCGCTTGTGTAGCTTCAGGCGTATTGAGATTAAAACCCGGACGGCTAATTATCCCCCGCAAAGCAGATTGCTGTTGCAGGTCCGACTGCATTTTTTGCATTTGCATTTGCGCCAGCGCGTTCTGCTGCTGGCGGTAGTCCATCGCCTGCATCTGCGCAAAAGCGTTCAGAGGATCAAAGCCGCCGCCTGATACCTGCGGGACCTGCGCGGCGATGTCGTAGCGAACGGGCATTATGCGGGTCTCCCGTAGGTCGGTGCGCCCATGAAGCCCGGCGCAAAACCGGCGCTCATGGATGTCGGTGCCCCATATGTATATCCGGCCATGCTGGCTGGGTTAGCGTTCTGACCATACCGGTCCAGCATACCATACAGCATCGCGTTCTGTCCGACGCCCTGAAGCGCGCCTTGCAGCGCCGACGCGCCCCCCATATAGCTGGACGCTCGCGCCTGCCCCATGTTCTCCACGGCCTGACCATAAGGGCTGGCGGACGCAAGATTAGCGATAGTCGGGACAGCGCCCGTGTAAGCGCCCGCAACAGTAGAGCCAGCGTTGCCGGCCATCGTGCCAAGATTGCTGCCAAGGCCAAACCGCTGAGCCATGAGATTAGACCCGATCTGACCGGCAAGCCCTGTGGCCGTGCCGGCCGCGCTCGCGCCTGTGCCCATCAGATTCTGGAGGCCCTGCGTCGCCGCAGCGCGGTTGGCCATAAACCGGGCGTAAGCGTTGCCATACTCTTGGCTACCGGCTTCCTGACCAAACCGCGTCGCCGCTTTCAGAGCTTCGCCTGACTGAAGTCCAGCGCGCGCTGCTGCCGAACGGTCAATGGCCTGCTGCCGCTGTTGAAGCCGGAACGCATAGCCGGGGTCCATCTGAAGTTCTTCGAGCGTCGGCTGACGCATATACTCGCCACCGGGCGCAAACAGGCTCGCCAACTGGTTAGCCGCACCCGCGCCGGCTTGCATATAAGGCTGCTGAAATCCTACGCCTTGACCATAGAACTCACGGCCGGCCGCTTCGCCCAGCCGCCCTTGCTCCAGCAGATCCTCGCGGCCCTTGCCATAGAACTCCCGCCCGGCCGCAGCGCCTTTTTCGGCCATCTCCCGCGCCTGCTGCTGCGCTTGCTGCTGCGCGATCAGGCCAAACAGTCCGGATGTCTGCGCCGCCTGCTGCTGGGCGCGACCGGCAGCTTGCGAGCCGAGATAGCCAAGGCCCCCAGAAATCAGACTGCTGCCGCCGCCGATAAGGGCTAGTGTGAAGGGGTCCATAAGCTGCCTCAGGTCTTGATGATGTAGAGAATGCCGTAGTTTTTAGGCTTTGTTTCAGTGCCGCCCGTTGTTGATGTGTTGACGGTAAGGCCAGTAGTGTTAGAGTTAGTCGAAATCAGACCTGGCGTTAGTGGGTATAGAACAGCGCCACCGCCGGTAGTCCCCTGCCCCGTATTATAAATATTTATGAGATGTGTATGGCCCGGGTCGGTTACGCCATGGCTATGATTAAGATACGTATCTACCGCATAAGTGCCAACCGAGGGGCCAACTGCGCCGCTTGAAGATCCAGTAGAGTTTGTCCCTGTGCCACGCAAAAACACGCCGCGCAGATCAGGAAGATTGAACGTGGTGCTACCGTCGCCTGCGCCCCATGTCGTGCCAATTGCCGCAAAAAGCGCTGCGTAGACAGATCTTGAAACAGCCTGACCCTGACACGCCAGCCAACCTGTTGGCGCGCTGGTGCCTGCGAAGGCTATGATCGCGCCTGGAGGACCAGCAGTCGTCTGAGCGGTATCAACATAGGTCTTGGTGGCGGCCTGAAGACTGGTCGTAGGAGATCCCGGCAGCACCACGGGGACGGTCGTTGTGATATCTGTTGTGTTTCCGGTCAGGATGGTTGTGGAATTCGTCTTGACGACATAGTTCCGCGCGCCGCTGACATCGAATATAGAATCGCTGGCGTCGCAGGAAATAATCATTCTCGCCGCGCCACTGGCGGAAAACTGAATTTTTCCGCTGTTGTCGATATCCAATGCTTCGGCTGGCGAGGTTGTGCCAAGACCGAGTCTTCCCGTATTATCAATAACAAACGGCGTCAGATCAGGATCCGTGCTGTCCTGCACGCGCATGGCGTAGCCGGTGCCGGTCTGCGTAATTTTCAGCGCCGGGCTCGACGAGTTGGTGTCAATTGTCACGTTGCCGGACAACGCCGGGGACACGCCGGAAGTCGGCGCGGAGATGTTGTCTACGGTCCAAATCTCAACATCGTTGGCGTCGGTTAGCTTGAACTTGTAGGTTGCGCCACCAAGCCAGATGTTGGCCTCGCCCCGGCTGTCCAGAATGACCGGATTGGTGTTTGCCGTGCCGCCCGAACTGTCCGTATAGGTTGTCTGCGGCGTGGTCGTCCCGGCCGTGTAGGTGTAGAGTTTGCCGCCGGCCAACGGAATGCCGTCAGCCTTGAAAAACTGCATCTTGGCGGTAGGAGTAAGAGCTGCCATTTATCCACCTACACAACTGGTTACGGTCAGTATGACCGAAGGAATAGCCGGGACCGGAGCCGACGCCGCCACATAAGGAATCTGGACGCCTGTGCTGTTGGCCGAATACACCAGCTCGAAATAGTCACCCGCCTGAAGGTTTAGCACGAAATTCCACGCGGCGACAGCGGCGTATCCCGATCCGCCGTTCAGCGATACCTGCGTTGCCGAGTCGTCCACATCGACTCCATTCACGCGGGGCCATATATATACATCGTGCTTGCCGCCGCCCGTCTGCGCAATCTGTGCCGAAAACTGAAAGTTATACGTAGCCGTATTGTCTACATATATGCGGGACGTTGGCGTGCCGACGTAGACGCCATAGACCAGATCCGAGCCATCGGCGCGGGTGAACGTGTTGTTGAACGTAAACGTGTAGGCCGTGTTAATGACCGCGACGGTGAAAGTCGTCGTGCTGTAAAACGACCCATAACGCCGGCCAGCCTCGACGGCGATATACATGTTGTAGAACCATCGATACCAGGCGCGCGAGACGAAGTTCGACGCCGAGTCCCAAAGCTGGACACGGGCCGCCGGTATGAGGGTGTTATTGACTACGTCAGGCATTGGTCGGGTCCAAAATCAATTCAGCGCCCATAATGGCGATCTTGACCGGGTCAGTCCCTGATACCTCATAGACGCGGTCGCGGATCTTGAGCGTCATGCCAAGCCGCCGCCAGATGACGCGGCTTCCGTATTCACCAATCCGGCCCATCGACTTCCAATGCTCGTTTGACCATGTATGCCCGCCGTCATCCGACCAACGCAACATGACCTGCGGATCAGAACCCTGCCCGGTCGCAAGCCCGACGCCTGATTCGCAGTCGAGCTGTAGGCTATGTTGCGTCGTGCGCTTTAGATTATTCTGACCTGTAGGCAGCGCCCGCCACGACCGCAGCCATTTTTGGATCGTGTCGGCTTCCGAATAGACATTCATGTCGTAGGCGTAAAGAATACCTGCAACGTAATCGCCGATCACAATCTCGTCAGCAAAATTCATCTGGCACTGGCCGCGATGCCGGGTAAAGGCGTTATTCTCCCATCCAGCGCGCTCATGCCATGCGCCGGTCGAGACATCGTAGACCCACGTCGTGTTAGCGGTCGGGAAGTTCAGCACATAGAAGGCGTGGCCGTCTTGCTGGTAGGTATAGGCCACGGCGTCGGCCAGCGTCGTGTATTGCTGAATCTGCCACTCAACGGCGTGGGTCGAGATGCGTTCTCCTGAGTAGCCTTTGGAACGGTAGACGATACCGTTACCGCGCGCGTCCTTGCCGAGCCAGAACAGGCCATTGTCCAATTTGGCGACGGAATAGGGAGCCTGACAGCCGATCTCATTGAACGCACCCTGAATACGGGCGAGCGGAAAGTCAGGAAGCCCAGCATTATACCATACTTCGACAGAGTTGGTGCCGAATAGCCAAATCTCGCGATGATCAACGATCAACGTGACCAAATTGTCGGGCGAGCCTTCCGCGCTGGCGAAGTCTAACGGATCTACGGACGTGCCGTCGTAGAGCGTAGTCACCCAGAACTTTTGGCTGTTCGGCTGGTTGTAAACAAAATAGCCGTCAATAAATCCGACACCGACCGCGCCATAAAAATCCGGGTCGGTGATCTGGGCGAAAACATCGGTGCCGGCGTTGTAGATGTAACCGTTCGCGCCCGCCGCGATGAATAGCTGCGTGCCGTTGTCAACCATATTAACCGGATTGACGCCGGCTACGACGCCCTTGTCCACGTAATTCCAGTCAGTATCGATCTTGTAAAGCCGATTACCCGACACCGCGTAGGCATAATCCCCAAACGTCCAGAGCCCCCGCACCGGCCCGGTCGGCAACTGCACGAGCTGACGAAGGCCGGGAGCGCGTTGGAGGAAGGCCGGCTGCTTGCCGCCGTCCGGAACGATCTCGGGAAAGAGGTTCACGCACCTGTTGTCCGCAGCGTTGACGCTGCGGGCGACATAGGAGGAGCCAAGGATCGGCGTCTGCATCAAAAATTACCCGCGTAGATGTTGTAGCGCTGTCGGGTCCCCACGATGCTGTAAGGCAGAGCCATAATATCGTCGGGGTTATTGATGCGCTTCAGATTGCGCTTGCTATACATAGCGATGCGCTGCACCTGCGCCGACGGCTCGACACCAAACTCCGGCGCGATTTCGCAGGCCAGATTATACCGGAATGCCCGCAGATAGCCGGGCGGAAAGGTCAGGCTAGTGGCTAAGGTAGCCGGGGCGGTCAATTCCTCGACCGAGATAAAATGCCACTCCAGCTCCCGAAGCGGTTTGGGGTAAACATACATCTCAATATCGGGAAACGTATTGTTGACCCAGATAACCTGCGGATAGGTGCTGGTCACAGTCTTGACGGCGATGCCGTCATACTGTTGCTGGTTGATAAACTTGATGCCGTAGGAGACGTTGGTCTGCGGATCGCGGAAGTAGGTGGCGTCGTCCAGAAGCACCGGACGGTTGCCAACAAAGTCACCGGTCGGACCAAGCGTCCGGCTAAGAACGCCCGACGGCCAGTTAAAAACTTGGTCCTGAGTCGAAAATACTGCCAGACGTTCGGTGTTCCACGAGTCGATCATCTGGTTGAGGGCCATCAGCGCGTCTTGCGACGTTTCCGAGGAGGGCGTTTCGCCCTCTGCGAGGACGCCCAGAAGTCTCAGCGCTCCGTTGATCTGCTCGCCCGCTGTCGTTGTCATCCGGCTCGAACCTCTCCCAGCCGTTCTCTTCGTCGGCTTCGGCTTCAAGATGCATCGTTGCGATCTTCACCCCATGAATGGGATGCCGCAAATAGATTACAGCCATTTTTCACCTATGGTAAGGGCCAGCCGGCCCGTAGGCCGGCCGTAGAGTTAAAATCAGGAAACGGTAAAGTTCAGTCGGTAGACCGGGAACGTTACCGTGTTGGCGAGCGTGCCGGAAACCGTTGCACGAATACGGATACGGTCGCCTGATGCGACCACCAGATTGGCGGCCGTGCCGTTAAGCGTAAGCGAACGCACAGTATTCGCGGCGAGCCCGGTGCCGCCCGTCGCCTTGGTCGTGTTAGCGTCAGTCGCCGCCAGCATAGCTGCCGTTCCCGAACCAGCCTGACCAAGGTTGGTGATGCTGAACGTGATGTAGTTCGTGTCGTTTGCCGTCAGCGCGTCAACGCCAGAGAACAGCGCCGATGTCAGCACGCCCGCAGCCGATGCGATCATGAAGACATCGTTCGTGCCTGCGGTAGTAACGGCAATCGTTGCGCCCTGCTGGCTCATGGACAGGCCGCTGGCAATGTTGGACGCGACCTTGGAAGTCGAATCCAGCGTGGTGCCTCCACTGATCGCTGCGCCTGAAATGGTCGTGCCACTTACAAGCTCAGGATCAGAGAAGGCAACGCCGACTGATTTTGTGTTGGGCATTGCCTTCTCCTGTGATTAACCGATGCGATAGATCGTAAAAGCCGACGTGCCGGTCTTACGGAAACGGAATCGCGCCGAAGCCGGGAACGTCGCCGTAGCGGAATCCGCAACGACCGCGTTGCCAACAATCGTGTTGCCGGAGCCCGCGCCGAACGTCACGTCGTTACCATTGTCATCGCCAAGGTTGATGACGACAACATCGAACGCCGAATTGACTTTCAGGCTCGGGAAGGCCGCGTCAATCAGCGCGCCCGTCGGGAACGTATAGGTGCCCGCAGACGTGCTGCCCGGATCGACCGTGATGATACCGTTGGCGAGATTGCCGACAGTTACCGTAACCGTGCCACCCGTAAGAGCGTCCGGCGCGGGCTGCGGAAAAATCAGCGGCTCGGTAAGCGCGCCAGCGCCGACCTGATAGCCGCCCGTGCCCTGCGCAAGCGCGGGCGTCGGGCCAAAGGATTCGAGCGGGTATGAAGCGCCCTGCGTAGTGATAGCCATGATTCAGAACTCCTTGATTAGGTGATAAGAAGGGGCTTACGCCCCTCCTATTAGCCCCAAAGGCGCACAGCCATCTGCGGACGAATGACGCTGTAGCCATACAGAACGTCAATACGGCAGGGCAGTCGGTCGTTGTTGATGTCATACTGACGAACAACGCGGAGCGAAATGCCGTTGTGGACCTGACGCGAAGCCATATCCACGCCCTGCGGCAGCAGAAGATCGGCCGTCGCAAACGCAATCGCGTCGCGATGATAGATCAGGTTCTGCGGATACTGCGTCGAGGCAGCGCCAAGGAACGTAACCGCCGCGCCGGAAGCCGGCAGAGCGTCGACCGTGGCCAGAGCCTGCGAAGCCGAATACATCGCCGGGACAGTGACCGAAGCCGTGGTAGACGCCGTAACGTCAGCCAGAGCCACGAACTGATACAGCGAGCCGGTCGACTCACGGGTCTGCGGGTTAACAGCATAGACGTTGGCGATGGTGAACACGTCGCCGGCCTTGATGGTCGTCGTCGTGAGGCCCGTCAGAACAACGGTCGTCGAACCCTCGGTCGTGACCGTGGCGTTGACCGTGACCGTGCCAGCGCGGGAGCCCGTCGTGAACTGCTTGATCGACTGCGACATATTCAGCTCGTCATAGCCGAGAATGCCTTCACCGAACATGCCGTTCTTGAACTGCTTGGAGATCGCCGACACCGGGTTGAAGAGGCCCTTCATGCCTTCGATCAGCGCGGCGTTAGCAGCCGGGTTGACCGTCGCGTAGCGCGGCGACATGACAGCGGCGTTCTCGTTCAGCTTCTGCTGCGCCTGCAACAGAACGAGCGAGGTGGCCGGGGTCGTGCCGGGCGTGCCGACCGAGTTGCCGATGTATTTGAAGCAGTTCGCAACGTCCGCGTCTATAGCCGCCGCAAGCTGCGAAATACGAGGCTTCAGAACACGTTCAGCAAAATCGTCGAGCTGCATGGTAAGCTCGGCGGTCGTGAAGTTGACGCCGATGTGCTTCTGGCTGGAGACCGCGAGCGTGGTGTACTGCTCGTTGTCGTCCTGGACCTGAAGCGCCGCGCCGTCCGTGACCAGAGCGCGGTCGGGCAGACGGATGCGGAGGGTCGAGCCGATCTTTGCGCCTTCAACGGCGAAAGAGTCGTCGTACTGACGGTTCGTGGTGCGGGTCAGAACAAGGTTGTTCTCGAGAATCTCGAGCGCTTTCCTTGTTATCATGTCGATCGTAAGAAGGCTGTTGCTCACGTTTGACTTCCTTTCGAAGTTAGGTTAGAACTAGATTACTCGAAACCGCCCCGAAAGGCACAACATGACCAGCATAACAATCGACGGAATCGAATACCGATTCTTCAATCATCTGTACGCTGTTTCGCGCTGCGGAAAAGTTCTTAGAAAGTTGTGCCCATATACACCTAGCCACCATACCGGTGGCTATTTGAGCATAGGCAGCAAGCACCTCCTCCATCGTGTGGTCGCGGAATGCTGGATGGAAAACTTCGATCCAACCAAACAAGTCCATCACATAAACCACAACAAAGCCGATAATCGACTCGAAAACCTTGAGTGTCTTTCGCAAAAAGAACATCTCATGGAACGTCATGCCGATATGCTGGCTCAGAACGGGCGATATGTCAGAACCGAAGAGTCCAGAGAGAAAATCCGTCAGGCGCGGCTTGGATCGGTCACGTCGGAAGAGACCAAAGCCAAACAACGGGCAGCTTTGTTGGGCCGTAAAAGACCCTACTTTGCCCGCGCCGCGCACTCCGAAGAATCCCGCACCAAGCGTAGCGAAACACACGTCCGAAATACGCGATGCCGCATAGAAGGCGTCGAGTATCGGTCGTTTGCTGTCGCTGCGTTGGCGACTGGCGTTCACCGGTTTACCATCCGTAAAAGGTGCCTTTCTAAGAACTTTCCCGATTATGAGCTAGTTCCTTAGCGTCGGTTCTGCGCTTCCCACTTCTTGATCTGCCGCTGACGTTCCGCTTCAATCCATTCCGACGTTGACATTTCCTTTATGGACCGTGGGTCCGTCGTGTCTCGTCTCGGGCCAGAGTTCGACCGGGTTGCCGTGACAGGCGCAAGAGGCGCTGGCGCGGTTGATGTCTTCTTGACCGGCGGATTGTCGGCCAGTTTGGCCTCGATCTTACCGATCTCCTTTGCCTGCAAGACAGGCGGCAACCGGGAAATGCGCGCGGCTTCTTTTGGGTTGGATCCGAGGAAGTAGATTACCTCGGGGCCAATATCCGAAGCCTGAATTGCCTGCGCCATAAAGTCCGTGACGGGGAGACTGGGGTTATACGCGACTTGCTCGAAGTCCTCGTATTTATCCCGCGCCTCTTCCTCACGGTCTCTATAGGCCTCGACAAACTCGGCCTGTTGTCTTGCGGCCTCGCGCTGAGCCAACATCTCCCGAGCCTTCTGCTCAGCCAATGCTTCCGCATATTGCTGAGCCGACTCGAAATCGTTGGGGTCCGCAGGAGGTGCGACAGGCTGTTTGGCCTGTTGCTCCGCAAGCCGCTGGGCCTGCTCACGTTCCCATTTACGCTGTTCTCTTGCAAGGCGCTTGCTTACAATCGCGTCCAGCTCATCCTGAGTGAACGATTTTGCAGGCTGCTGTTCCTCCGGCGTCGTTTCAACAGATTCCGGCGCTGCCGTAGCTTCCGGTTCCGGCGCGGGGCTGATCTCCGCTACAGCCTGTTCTTCATCTGTCATTTACCTAGCTTTCCGGCCAGTCGGTTGTGTTGACTATAATACGCTTACGCCCCCGGTTCAACCGGAATTGGCGGGACCGCGTCCTGCGCGTCTTTCGCGGCGGTCGCTTTTTCCTGATTGATCGTGTTTGCAAGGATGCCCTGCAACAGCCCGTTCGCCACGGCGTCGAAGACTTCCTGACCCGTCGGCGGGCGAACGCTGTCGGGGACAGCCGGGATTTCCTCAACCGCCGGGGCATACGGCTGATACGGCACGGCAGGGACTTCCGGCGAGCCGGGGTCCGTCATGTTGCCGTCCTCGTCGTAGGTCGGCGGCACAGCCGGGATTGCGTCCTGCGCCTGCACCTCGGGGATCTCAGGCGAACCCGGAACGCCCGGCGTGCCGGGGACAGGAACGCCATTCGGAAAGTAAAGCTGCGCGTAGGCGACCGAGATGCGGTCGATGTCCTTGTCCGCGATCAGAACGCGGCTTTCGAGCGGTGCGGGGTCGCTGTCCCGCTTGGATGCAATAGCGAAATACCCCATCACGCATGCCCTTCAGTTTCGACCGGCTCGTTGGCCTTAGCCACAGCCGCCTCCAGTTTCTCCAAAATCGCCAGCGCGGGCTTCGCGCCCTGCAAGCCAGATGCCTTCACCGCCACGTCGAGCAATGCGCCCAGCGAATTTAGCTCTTCCTGCGTAAAGTTGACCGATACCATTTTCTCTCTCCAAAGCGTCCACCCGGTTGGAGACTTGCGGGGCCGGGCGGACTTGCTCCCCGCAAGTGTCTTAGTAAGCCTTCGTCTTGGTGTTCACCCAGTTCTCCGTCGCGGTGATCTGGTCGCTGGTTGATGCAGCGCCGCGCACAATCAGGGAGTAAATGCGGCCAGTGTAAAAAGCGCCGGACCCATTGTTTCGAGCGCCTACGTTGAGCGGAAAATTGCCAAAATTACCTGTCCCTTGGTCTCCCGTGGCTGTAGCTATTTGAGAACCATTTGCGCGCAGTATTGTGCTATCGCCAGAAATGTCATGAGTATGCGCCAAAACATTACTCAAGGGTGCATTATAGCTGGCCGCTGATTGCGCTTCCTGATTTGCGTTCCAAGCAATGTTTCCTTTTGAGCCAGCAGTCCAATAGGCTCCCGTTGCCGATGCATAATCACCAGCGTATAAATGAAATGTGCCGGAGTTAGACGCAGAAAGCGCGCTTAGTTCTATCGGTATTCCGCCATTGGCTAAACGGCGCATCCCCGAATAAACAGACATCTTATCAGTAGCCGAAAAGTTGATAGACGCAGTAGCAAGAACGTCATTCCCATCAAACGCCAGATAATACGGGAACCCGGTCGTGTCGTAATCGGTCGAGGTGTTCACGCGCTGGTAGACCGGCAAGCCGACGCCGTCGTTGGAGACGCGGAGGTCGGCGCCCCAGAGATATATTCCGCTACTGCCTGTTCCGCTGAAAGAAGCGCCGTTATTTGCATTTGCAAGTTCATACGCAACTAAAGACGTTGATGATGCAGTAAATGTGATAGTGCAGTAATACCACCCGTTGCCAACAGGCAGGATCGACACGTTACTGTGTGAGGCGTCAGTTGTTCCTACGGTTCCATTCGATAAATTAAAATACGTTCGCCGGTCTACCGTGGAGTTTACATTATCGAGCGTAAACCAATTATATTCAGCCGCTTTTGCGTAAACTGATAACTTGTATGATACCCCGTTAACAAAAGTTGTATTTTTATAAATAGAATGATTTCCTAAAAGGGTTGTATCAACTATTTTGTCGGCTGTTAAAGACCCATCCGGCGCGACAACTGAATTTGCTGTTACTGAAGCCTCGTATTTTGACCAAAAAGCATCATCAAACTGTTCCGTCTTCGTCAGCAAATTCACCCGCGCGCTCAGCACAGGGCGATTTCCGGCGGTTGATTGCGTGGCGTGGTTGCCGGTGCCGAACGGGGAGACAAAAGCAGATGTTGTGTTTGTATTGGTGATTGTCGGATTGCCGGACCAGCTTGTGCCGCAAGTCAGGATTGACGTGCCGCTAATAGGCGAAAGTGGCGCTCCCGGTGGGGTAAAAGCAGCCGTGTAGACGGCGCTGCCTTTTACGACGCGAAGATTATTTATGTTGCCTGTGAAACGGTATGGGTTGCTACCATCGCCAGAGTAGCCGACGTTAAAATCATTAACCGCGCTCAAGTTGTATGTCGTAGTTCCAGAGCCCTCTAAAGCGCCATTAATAAATACTCTATACGTTGTTCCATCAAATGACGCTGCGACATGCGTCCATGTATTTAGCGAAATCTGGTTTGTTGAAATCGCTAAAACTACATTCCATGTAGCGATTTGCAGCTTTCTGGATGCCGTTGCTATACTAAAATTAAACGCATTATTGCTTCCGCCGGGCAGCGTATTGGAGCAGATAGTTGTAGCGCCCGTTGCATAGGCGGTTAAATAAATCCACGCTTCTACCGTGAACGCCCCGGTGCCGAATGTAAATGCCGAATTTGCGGCGACGCTAAGAAGCGCGTTCGTTCCGTTGAAAGCCGTGCTGAAATTCGTATTTCGCTTATCCAGCAAAAGCCCTACGGGCTGCTCGACAGCCGTAACCGGCGTAGCGCCAGCCGTATCCTGAAACATCGTGCTGAAGTCGGACGGGTCATACCACACGCCCTGCTCACCAGCGGCGAACAGCGACGCGGGGCTGAACCCAACGGTCGTGTTGCCTTTGATCGTCGTGGCGCTTTTAATCGTGACTGCCATAGTAGCCCCTTACGCCAGAAGGCCAGCGTTACGCATCGCCTTGACGATCTGCGGGATGGTGTAGCCATCAAACGTGGTGCTGGCCGCTACAACGTCGCCTGTGCCGGTCGCCGCGACAGTCGCGGCAGCTACAGCCGGCGTTGGC